CCGGGTGAGAGCATTCTTACGGACGGTGTTGATGCTGGTTCGGACAGTTTTGCCGACTCAAGCAAGTACCTGAGTAAGCCTGCTGCTGCCGAGCGTGTTATCTACATTGATGACATGCTGGTGTCTTCGGTCTTCCTCGCTAACATTGATGAAGCCAAAAATCACTATGATGTTCGGTCAATTTATTCCACCGAAATCGGTCGTGCCTTGGCTTACGCCGCAGATAAGAACCTTATTCGCTGCGTAATCAACGGTGCCCTTGCCGGTACTGATAGATTTGGCGGTTCAGACGCACAGTACCTTGGTGCTCAGATTGACCACTCTGGTCAGGCAGGTTCAACCGCTGGTGACAAGATGGTTGATTGTATGTTTGAAGCAGCCCAATTAATGGATGAAGCAAATGTGCCGACCACAAACCGCTTTGCTATTTTGCGGCCAGCGGATTATTACACGCTCATTAACCTCAATAAGGATGCCATCAACCGTGATTACGGTAACGAAGGCAACCCATCAGTCGCCAACCCCGGAGAAGTGATTTCGGTGGCTGGTATTCGGGTATTGAAGAGTAATCACCTTCCGCCCCGTGTTAACGAGAATGCTACCCCCGATGCCCTTCACGGACACGCTGGTATTATGAACGATACCGCCGGAGCCACCACGGGCTACTCTGGGACCAACTTCGCGGATAACAAGGGTTGCATCTTCCAGACTGAAGGCGTTGGTACCGTCAAGTTGATGGATCTCGCCGTCGAAACTGACTATTCTGTTGAACGACAGGGAACCCTGCTCGTAGCAAAGTATGCTATGGGTCATGGTATCCTTCGTAATGAATGCTGTTTCGAGATCATTGACTAAATGTAATATGACAGGTTTAGTCTCCCTGTGAACCGGGGGTAGCCCGTTTAGGCGGGCTGCCCCCTTTTTTCAAAAGGATTTCAGATGGCTAGTCGAACCTCACAACTAGAGGCAGTCAACATCATCTTGTCGGCTGTCGGAGAACCCCCTATTACATCCTTAGATGACGCTAATGGGGCCGACGCAGCCATTGCTAACAACGTATTGACGGAAGTATCCAATGAGATCCAGAGTATGGGCTGGCATTTTAATACGGTTCGAGAAGTGGAACTCGCGCCTGATGCGGGTGATTCTAATCGTATACCGCTGGCTTCAAATATAGTCCGAGTAGACCTAGAGACCCAACACACAGGCGACATGGATGTTGTTCAGCGTGGGGATTACCTCTACGACCGTAAGGGTAAGACGGATGTCTTTGGGTCTACAGTCAAGGCAACTGTTGTCTATGTCTTAGAGTGGACCCAGTTGCCTGAGCCTGCCCGCCGCCTGATAAACACACGTGCGGCCCGCATCTTCCAAGATAGAATGGTTGGGTCGGGAGACCACCACTCCTTCACCATGCAAGATGAATTCAATGCTATGGTGTCGCTGAAGGAGTATGAGGGTAATACGGCTGGACACAGTATCTTTGGACACTACGATACCTTCCGAAGTTTGGACAGAAACACGATAAGGGCCATCTGACCATGACACTAGTAACCACTGCACTTCCTAATCTTGTCGGCGGGGTTTCCCAGCAGCCAGATACAATTCGGTACCCCAATCAATCCGAGGAGCAGGTGAATGCGGCCCCCTCAGTCTCTGATGGGTTGATGAAGAGGCCCCCGACAGAGCACCTCACTGTTCTACAGGATAGTGAGGGCGATGATGTGATTCCCTCAAATGCGGGGAACTATAAACCCCATGTACACACCATCAACAGGGATGTGAATGAGAGGTACATAGTTTCGGTGGTTCAGGAATTAAACTCACACGGGTACAGCGACGACAAATACAGGCCGGTTATTCGTGTTAACGACATTAATGGGGTTGCTCAGGAAGTTAGATGGCATGTGCCCCAGCACGCTGACGGCACTGATGATTTAGAGGGACTTGAATATTTCCATTCTTATCTTGCTCCTTTGGCATTCGACGCTAGTGGGGATGTGTATGAAACCCCCCCAAACCTAACCATAAGTCCGGGTGCCGATGAGCCTGATATAGAGTTTCAGACAATCGGTGACGTTACCTTGATGTTGAACAAAAGCGTCAAGCCCCTTAAACACTGGAAGATCCAGACCTCCGATCAGGGACCGGCATTCTTTGAGGGACTCCAAACAGCCGGAGTGGGGGGAGGCCCACGGCTTCAACCTCGTACTATGGGGTTTTTTAGGGTTAAACGTTCAGACTTTAATGCCTCGTTTAAACTCACCCTTACTGCCCGCGAAATAGACCCGACTACAGGACACGAGGATTGGTTTGCGAAATTTGGCATAACGAACCGAGACAATACAACGCTTATCATTAGTCTCCCCGGAGGAGACTTCACTACACACGAGACATCTTTCGGCGCAATGAACACCGCTAACATTGCCTTGATGCTTTGTAGGATGATTAACGGAACGTGGACAAACATCGATGGCAATACGTTCTCAGCCGACGCTTCACATCTGGCAAATGTTGACCACGTGAGTGCCCTAGAACATTACGACAATTTAGCCAAGTGGATAAAGTTTAGTGGGGTATCAAAGAATGTAACGGGGGGCCACAGATCTCAGGCTTGGCAAACCATGACGGACAACAGGCCCGGACTAATCGCTTACGCGATTGGGAGTACGGTATTCATCTATCGGAATCAATCGTGGGTAAATCAACAGGGGACCTACGATCCTCCAATCGATAATCCATTTTTCGGGGCTAGGGGTACTCACGTATATCCCGATAATAGGTTTCTTGAGTTTGATATTTCAGTTAGTGATTCCTTCGGAGACGAGGGGGTAGTGGCGGGAGTAGACTCAGTCGGAAAGTTCAGTGACCTCCCTCCTTTTGGGTTTGCAGCACATGATGGCTTGGGCGTGACTGAGGGGGACCAAGATCCTCCAGTTAAATTTGGAGATCTTAATTACCACGGGGGATGGCGAGTAAGGGTTACGGGAGAGTCTGCTGATTCATCCGATGATTATTGGGTGGAGTTCGTTCCTGAGTCTGTTAAGAATCATATTCGAGGCTATAAGTATGGGGTTGATTACACAGACCCCTTTTTCCCCCTCAATGATGAGATTGCTACCGGACACGACTGGAACACTTTCTTGGATGAAGAGTCAGGCTTCTGGAATAATGAAGATATTAACGCCCCTGAATTCATCTTTAATGGAAGATGGAGGGAGGGGGTAGGGGACGGCGCGAACTTCGGTATCTGGGATAGGTACGGAATGCCGCTGCTCCTGATCCGCCAGTCTGACGGGTCATTCCTAGTTAAAGCCGCTGACGGAACCTCTCCAAAGGCTGTGGCTGAAGGGGGTCAACGACCTGATGGGGATGCTGAAGATGTGTATAACAAGTATCGTTGGCGGCCCCGAGCATGTGGTGACGATGAGATGAACGAAGACCCCACGTTTGTTGGGGAAACAATTAACGGGATGACTTTCTACAACAACAGGCTCGTGTTCCTCAGTGGTGAGAACGTAGTCATGTCGGAAGCGGGAGATATATTTAACTTCTACCGTAAATCCATGCGAAGCCTTAGAGACTCTGATCCTATTGATGTGGCAACTACACATGATCGAGTGTCCGTTCTTCGTAGCGCAAGAGGGTACGGGGACCGAATGCTGTTAATGTCTGATCAGACTCAGTTTATGTGTTACGGAGATCCGATTCTTTCCCCAGACCTTGTTACCCTAGCCCCCGTGTCTACCTTTGAATCAATTAAGGATTGTTCTCCGATTGTTTCGGGCGGCTCCATCTTTTTCCCATTTAAACGAGGGGGGTTTAGTGGTCTCCGCGAGTGGTTTGCAACAGGAACTGCTGCTAATTCTTACGATTCGACTGATGTCACCGCACACATTCCTGCGTATATTCCGGGGGACATTAGTAAGATTTCAGCGGCGGACCACGAGAATATAATTGTAGCCCTCAGCGACACAAACAGAGACGAGATATACGCATACTACTTCTATGGTGAAGGACAGCAAAGGCATCAATCTGCGTGGGGAAAGTGGACCTTTGGTGGGGACGCTATTATCCATGAAATTGAAGTAATTGATGCTGTACTTTATGTTGTAGTGGAGAGGCGAGAAGATGACGGGGCAAACCCCCGGCTACACCTAGAGAAGATTAATCTTCAGTCCGGTGTGGTGGATGATGGATCGACGTACTTTACCTCTTTAGATCGCAGGATCGACAACGGTACTACCGGGGTTTCCGCAACCTACTCTTCGGCAACGAATAGAACAACGATCACCACTCCTTACAAGATTCAACATGGTGTTACCATGCAGGTAGTGAGTAAGGGTGGAGAGATTGCGAATATGGTAAGCCACGCTGCTGAGGGAGTGTCTGTTATCATTGAAGGTGACTGGAGTAGCACAAGCCCAGACACAGATCGTCGGACATGGTGGTTGGGGGAAAAGTATGACATGGAATATACATTCACTAAACCCCTCTTCAAGGTCTCCCAAGCAGGCACAGGTAAGGCTTTTGTAGCCCAAGGACGGCACCAACTCCGGTATGGAACTATTGTTTACTCCGATACTTCCGACTTTGATGTTACTGTCACCCCATCTCCCGGCACTGCCGAGACATACTCCTACACAGGGAAGATCTTAGGAACTGACGATGGGATTCTGGGCACTACTAAACTCTCTGATGGGGAGTTTCGATTCCCTATCTTTGCTCAAAGCGACTCCGTGACCATGAAATTAATCAATGATTCCCCGATCCCTGCACACTTTGATTCGGCAGAGTTTGAGGCGAACTACACTACAAGAAGTCGTAGGAGAGGCTAGTGGCAAACGGATTTGTTAGATACGCATCGCCCGCAGATTGTGAGGCAATCGCTAAGAATATGCGACCCGAAGATGTCGCAGAGGTGTGGGCTTCAAATCGCCACTCCCCCCTAGAAGCCCTTACGGTAGGGTACCTTCAATCTAACCCTCCCATGACAATCATGAAGAATCCAGATATCCCGGTGGGGATGTTTGGCTCTGTCCCGATGTCGTTCGGTCAGCCGTCATCAGCAGGGATATGGATGCTAGGAACTAATGAGATTTGGGATGTTCGCTTCCAGTTTCTCAGAGAATCCCGGCATTGGCTAAATGAAGTAAGTAAGGAATATGATTTAGTCTACAACGTAATAGACAAACGTAATGAACTCCACATACGTTGGCTTAAGTGGCTGGGGTTTCATTTGGTGAGAGAAATCCCTGACTTTGGCCCAGATGAAATACCCTTCATTGAATTTGTGAGGATCTAATATGTGTAATCCTGCTGGAATGCTTGTCGGCGGACTTGGAATGGGTGTGGCGCAGACTGCCTTTGGTATGCAGGCTGCTAACACTGAAGCCGCCTACGCCAACGCCTCTGCTGCCTACGGCTACGCGGGGGCAATGGATGAATACAACGCCCAAATGACCGCTATTAACCGGCAAGAGGCGTGGAAGTGGCATGACTACCAGATGGCGGTGAACGACCGCCAAGCAGCAATGGACTATCAGTGGGAGCAGTACGGGAAAACTAGAGACTCTGTTAGAGGAGACTTTGCGGGCAAGTTCGACGCAATCAGGGCGGGCATGTCACAGTTCCAAGAGGCAACGATCAACCAACTCGAACACCTCTGGACTAACTTCAAGAAATCCAACGCCACCCATGAAGTTGAGAGACTTAACAGGGGGGTTGAGGGTCGTTCATCTGATGATGTGGCACAAGACGCTCTTAGGGCAATGGTATTGAATGAGTCTGCTGCCATTACAAACATGCAGTGGAACATAAACCAAAGTGCTTCAGAAGCAGCGGGATACGCGGCTCAGGCCGAATCAACAATAAATGCAGCGTTCCCCCCACCCATGGCTCAGGTCTCTCTCCCCACGCCGAGACAGCAACTTAACGCTCCGTCTTGGTTCCCCTATGGAATGCAGCAAAGTGCGGCTTCAGCCCAGTGGTATAACAACACTACTAACTCGATAATGGGCGGGATAGGAACGGGCCTCTCAGCAGGCGGGCAATACTATCAATACACCACCCCACCATCAGAATACGGAACATATTGATGTCTCAAATAAACACGCCCTTCTTAAACGTACAGCCCGTGGCGACCCCGGTGTCTACGGCTGTTCAGCAGCAGAACGCGCCTCCTGCACAGAGTCAGAGACGGCGACAACCTGCGGGTGCACCCTTAGGGCCCAACGAGAACCAGCAGATATCGGCAGCGTTAGAAAAATACGGGCCGTTAATGCCCTTCACCCCCAAACTTGAGGAACTACATAAAGGGATGCAGGATTTTGCGGACCCTCAGATCAAGAATGCGATTGAAGGGAATGCTCTTGCAGGCAGGGTGTTAGCAGAGAACTCGAAGAAA